GTCAGCGATCCTAACGCAGGAACGATGGCTCAACGGATTATGCAGTATCAAGCAGCACTTCAACTGGCTCAACAAGCCCCTGAGATGTATGACTTGCCGTTATTGCACCGTCAAATGCTAGAAATCCTTAATATCCGTGACGCAGACAAGATTGTGCCTACGGATGATGACATGAAGCCTACAGATCCTGTCAGCGAGAACATGAACATTATAAATGGCAAGCCTGTTAAGGCATTTGCTTATCAAGATCATGAAGCTCACATACAAACGCACATGGCTATGGCGCAAGACCCCAAAGTCTTGGAAGTTATGGGTAAAAGCCCTAACGCTAAAAAGGCTATGGCAGAGCTTTCCGCTCACGTTCAAGAGCACTTGGCGTTTAAATACAGAGCGGATGTTGAAAAAGAACTTGGGTTTGAGCTTCCACCACCAGGAGATGCTTTACCTGAAGATATTGAATTCAGAATATCTCAGCTTGCAAGCATGGCTGCTGAACAACTTAAAGGTAAAAACCAGCAAGAGGCTCAGCAGAAGAAGGCTCAAGAGCAAGCTAAAGATCCTCTTGTCCAAATGCAGCAGAAAGAGTTGCAGATTAAAGAGATGGCTGCCCAATCTAAGGTTCAAGCAGATCAAGCTAAGCTTCAGTTAGAAGGACAAAAGCTAATGGCTAAGGCTCAGCTTGATAAGCAGCGTCTTGATCAACAAATGCAGATAGAGCAAGGCAGACTTGGTGCTCGTATCTCTGAAACGAACACACAACAAGAACTTGAAGATCGACGTATCGCTTCAAAAGAACAACTTGATGGGATGAAGATTGGCGTTGAGATCGCTAAGGAGCTAATGGGTGACTAACATCCATGACAACGTATTTGATCACTTAAAAAATGCGATTAGATCTCAAATGAATGAATATGCTGACCACGTTAGCGGTGGTGGCTGCAAAGATTACGGCGAATATGCCAAAATTTGCGGCATTATCGAGGGTTTAGCACTAGCAGAACGTGAGATTTTAGACCTCAAACAGAGGGCTGAATCGACGTAATTCGCCGCAAAAGCGGTGCAAGCGACTCTGGACGCTAATTTCCAGTGCTGAAGGAACACTAATGTCTGAAGCATTAGCAAATAACGAGACACCTGAAGAGGATGATTCTCGCAAGGCAAAGCAGTTGCCTACCCCCAAAGGGTTTAAGCTGTTGATCGCTCTACCAGAGCCTGATGAATTGACGGAAGGTGGCATACTAAAGGCACATACGACAATTCGTGATGAGGAAGTAGGGTCTATTGTTGGCATGGTTCTCGAAATGGGAGCTGGTGCTTACAATGACCCTAAGCGATTTCCTGATGGCCCTTATTGCCAGAAAGGTGATTGGATTCTAATGAGGTCTTACTCAGGCACTAGATTTAAAGTGCATGGTAAAGAATTTCGTTTAATTAATGATGACTCCGTTGAGGCTGTTGTCGAAGATCCAAGAGGCATCGTTAAGGTATGAGTGAAGCAGAAGATACTGACGTAGGTCAGCAGCACAGTGCCGAAGAGAAATTCTTTGGTGTCCGCACCCAGATCGGCAAAAAGTCCTCTGAAAGTCAAGACTCAGACATTGAGCTTGAGGTTATTGACGATAGAGGCGAAGAAGATCGCAGGGCTCCTAGATCGGAAGAGGCTTCTGAAACAGAAGACGATGACGAACTAAGCGGCTATAGCGATAAAGTTCAGAAAAGAATTAACAAACTACGATACGAGCAGCATGAAGAGCGTCGTCAGCGGGAAGCCGCAGAAAGAATGCGCGAAGAAGCTGTTCGTATTGCTCAACAGCTTTCAGCGAAGAATAAAGAATATGAATCTTTAATCAATCGTGGTGAAGGTGCATTAGTTGCTCAGATAAAACAAAGAGCAGAACTCTCTTTGCAGCAAGCAAGAAGCAATTATAAGAAAGCTTACGAGGAAGGCGACACTGATAATGTCGTTAACGCTCAAGAAGATCTTATGAGAGCGCAAGCTGAAGTTGGTGAGGCAGAGCGTCACTCTCAACAGCTTTCATCGCAACAAGTTCAAAGAGAGCAGTACGAACAACAGATGTATCAGCAGCAAATTGCTGAGCAGTCAGTTCAACATGTTGCTCAACAGCAACAGCAGCAGCAACCACAAGTAGATCCAGAGGCTCAGCAGTGGGCATCTAAGAACGCTTGGTTTATGCAAGACGGGTTTGAAGAAATGACCAGTCTGGCGTATGGTGCTCATGCAGGTTTAATAAAAAGAGGAATTCAGCCTAACTCTCAGGAGTATTTTAGGCAGATTGATTCTCGTTTAAGACAAGCATTTCCAGAACATGATTGGGAGGATAATAGCGACACATATAGCCGTGGCGCGCCCGTGACTCACAATCAGCCCTCGTCGGTGGTAGCACCCTCCTCACGGAGTAATGGTGCTAAACCGCGCAAAGTACGGTTGACGGCTACCCAATTATCTCTCGCCAAGAGATTGGGTTTAACCCCAGAACAGTATGCGAGGCAACTCGCCAAGGAGTCTTCGTAATGACTGATGAGCGCACACCAAGAAAAAGCAACTCTAGAGAAGTTGATGCAAGACCGACAGATTCGTGGAGTCCTGCTTCTATTCTTCCAGATCCTGATCCACAAGATGGATGGGTATTTAGATGGGTAAGAACCAGTATTCTAGGAGAGTCAGATAACACTCATACATCTAAGATGTTTAGAGAAGGTTGGCAGCCTGTAAGGGCAGACGATCATCCTGAACTGATGTTGCAGTCAGATATAGGCTCTCGGTTTGAAGGTAACATTGAAGTTGGAGGATTGTTATTGTGCAAAGCGCCAGAAGAAAAGATGGCTGCGCGTACAAGACACTTCCAAGGTGTTGCTGAACAACAGATGAGTTCGGTTGACAACAATTATCTAAGAGAAAACGATCCTCGTATGCCAATGCTCTCTCCAGAGCGTAGCACGAGGACAACTTTTGGAAAAGGTTAACCCTAAGCAGGGGTTGGCCCTTAATTAACTAGGAGGCCTATTATGGCTATCGCTGCTACCCCCACAGGTGCAGAGCCGGTTGATACCTTGAGTGCGAGTGGCTCATTTACTGGGAAAATTCGTCATATCAAGATTGCAAGCGCATACAATACCGCCATTTTTTATGGTGATTTCGTAAAGCTTGTTGCTGCCGGAACTGTTGAAAAAGCTGCTGTAACAACTTCTGTTGCTGCTGGCACAGTTGGTATTTTTGTAGGCTGCGCTTACACAGATCCAACCACAAACCAAATGACGTTTAACCAACAATTCCCAGCATCAACTGCTGCTGCTGATATTGTGGCTTACGTTGTTGACGATCCTAAGTTGTTATTCCGTATGCAGGGTGATGAGGCTATTGCTCAAACCGGCTTAGGTAATAACATATCAGCAGTTAACACTGCGGGATCAACATCCATCGGTCGAAGCAAGAACGCCCTAGACGGCGGCTCTATTGCTACGACTAACACACTACCACTTCGTGTCGTTGACTTCGTAGATGGCCCAACCAGTGCTGTAGGCGATGCCTTCACGGACTGTATTGTGACCTATCTGCCTTTAAGTCACGCTTACGAAACCAAGCTTGGTGTATAAGGAGAATTAAGTAATGGCAATTTCAAGAGCGCAAATGCTTAAAGAACTCCTACCAGGGCTTAACGCCTTATTTGGTTTGGAGTATGAAAAATACGAAGATGAGCACACACTCATTTATGAGACAGAAAGTTCTGATCGTTCGTTTGAAGAAGAAGTAAAGCTTTCTGGCTTTGCTGCTGCCCCTGTTAAAGCAGAAGGCGCGGCAACAAGTTATGACTCTGCACAAGAGTCTTATACTGCCAGATACAACCACGAAACTATTTCGATGGGCTTTGCTATAACCGAGGAGGCTATGGAAGATAATCTTTATGATTCTCTTTCTGCTCGTTACACCAAGGCGCTTTCTCGCGCAATGGCATACACGAAGCAAGTCAAAGCGGCTAACTTGCTTAATAACGGCTTCACCACTTTCGATTCTGGTGATGGCGTAAGCTTGTTTAATGCTAGTCACCCGTTGGTAAACGGTGGGGTTAACTCCAACCGTCCATCAACTGGCGCTGACTTAAATGAGACCTCTCTAGAGAATGCAATCATCGAGATTGCTGCGTTCACTGATGAACGTGGCCTTCTGATTGCCGCTCGTCCTCGTCGTTTAATCGTTCCACCCGCATTGATGTTTACAGCAGATCGTTTGCTTGAAACAACTCAGCGGACTAACACGGCTGACAACGACATCAATGCTATTCGTAACATGGGTGCTATCCCTGAAGGTTACGCTGTAAATCATTATTTGACTGACAGCAACGCCTTCTTCTTGACCACCGATATACCGAATGGTATGAAGATGTTTGAGCGTACTGCGCTTGAAACTTCTATGGACGGCGACTTCGATACTGGTAACGTGCGCTACAAAGCGCGTGAGCGTTATTCGTTCGGCGTATCTGATCCATTGGGAATCTACGGTTCCCCAGGCTCTAGCTAGAGCTTTTAAGGACTGTCCGGTGTATTATCGGGCAGTCCTTTTTTTTATTCCTGACAAAATGTTTCACATGGAACAGTTTGACACTAACCCAGACAGGAGATACTCATGGGTACTACTACATTCACAGGCGCAGTTCGTTCTAAAAATGGCTTTTCAGACATCAGTGTTGCTGATGCTACTGGAGCAATCACAACTAATTCTACTTACGGCACAAACGCTTCCATAGGCGGCACTCTTGCTGTAACTGGCGCAACAACATTGTCAGCGGCTGTTGATAGTTTGTTTGTAAAACATGTAGCTCTCGTTACTGGAGTGACAGTAAACTCTACAGCAGGCGACTCTCCTACTATTGGTACGTTCGCGCAGCCAGCAAATACAATTATCACTGACATCAAAATCTTTTGTGCTACGGCTCCCGTTATCGGAAGTGGTGACATTGGTTATGAAGTTGGCACATCTTCTTCTGGCGCACAAATTGTTGCGACTCAGGCAGACGAAATCTTGGATGCTGGTACAACAGTTGTTTTAGGTAACGTAACGATTACTGCACTAATTCTTCAGACTCAAGATGCAGCCACAGCGCCAGCTTCTGTTCAGTATACGTCAGCAGCGCGTAACATCTTCTGTAACATTACCAACACGGTTGATGCTACAACGGCGGGATCGTTTACCTTTGTCATCGAGTACGTTCAAGTCGCGTAATCAATTTGATTGGGGCGGCAACGCCCCTGTCTCTATTTAGGGGTAATGTATGGCTGATGCGGTAGCAACTCAGAAAATTCAAGATGATGGCAATACGGCTATTTTTAGGTTTACAAATGTCAGTGATGGCTCTGGCGAGTCAGCAGTAGCCAAAATTGACGTTTCTGCTTTATCGGTAGATCCGATGACTAAAGCTGCTTGTACTTCCGTTTCTATTCAAAGTATCTATTACAGCACTATAGGTATGAGCGTTAAGATATTTTTTAACGCAAGCACTAACGTTTTGGCTTGGCAGTTAAACGCTGACTGGGCTGACACTTTAGACTTTTCGGATTTTACCGGCATCCCTAACAACGCGGGTAGTGGCAAGAATGGCGACATTCTTTTTACTACTGTAGGTCACAGTTCGGGCGATGTTTACAACATAGTTATGAAAGTTCGTAAACACTTCTAGAGTCGGTTATGGCTAGAAACTACAAAGAAGAATACAAGAGCTTTCACTCCAAGCCTGAGCAAAAAAAACGTAGAGCAGGCAGAAATGCCGCTCGACGTACAGCGGAGGCTAAAGGGGCGGTTAAGAAGGGTGACAAAAAAGACGTTCATCATAAGGACGGCAATCCTCTCAACAATAAGCCAAAAAACCTTCGCGTGGAGTCTAGATCAAAGAATAGAGCTAGGAAGTAAGCAATGGCTGAAAAGAAAAAGTCTACGGTAAATAAGGCTGGCAACTACACAAAGCCAACCTTGCGTAAAAAATTGTTTAGCCAAATCAAGGCTAGTGGCAAAGGCGGTAGCCCAGGGCAATGGTCAGCGCGTAAAGCTCAAATGTTAGCCAAGCGTTACAAAGAAGCTGGCGGCGGGTATAAAGACTAATGGCGTTAAAGAAGCCTCAAAAGTCCCTAAAGAAGTGGACTAAGCAGGAATGGGGTACTAAAAGCGGAAAGCCTAGTACTCAAGGCTCTAAAGCTAGTGGTGAGCGTTATCTGCCCAAAAAGGCTATAAAGTCCTTGTCAGATAAAGAATATGCGGCTACGACAAAAAAGAAACGTGCTGACAAGAAGAAGGGTAAGCAGCATAGTTCGCAGCCAAAAAAGATAGCCAAGAAGACTGCAAGGCATAGAAAATGAGCTTAACTGATGCAGAAAAGAATAGACTAAAAAAGGTTGGTTTAACTGGATTAAACAAGCCTAAAAGAACTCCAAGCCACGCCACAAAGAAAGCTGTAGTAGCCGTTAGAGATGGCGAGAAAGTAAAGCTGATCCGCTTTGGTGACCAGAAGATGGGTCACAATTACAGCGCAGAGGCGCGTAAAAGTTTTAAGGCTCGTCATGGCAAACACATCGCAAAAGGAAAGACTTCTGCGGCATACTGGTCAAACCGAGTATTTTGGAGTGGGAAAGGCGGCAGCACTAAAAG